GGTTGATGGTGGAACTACTCATCATTTATGGCAAGAAAACAAATTTGCTGTGCGTGTAGAGAAGTTCATTACTTGGGCTAAACGTCGACCAGTTGCAGCAGCATTCCTTGACTACACAACTACTCCAACTCCTCCATAAGTTGGTGTATTGACCTAAAACAGCCCCTTAAATGGGGCTGTTTTCATATCTGAGCAATGAAAGTTCATTGTTGAGCTATGGGAGCAGCTATGAAAATTGAATATTTACAGGTTATGCACAATGCCAATGTGGATGATGTGCTTGAAGTAACCGATTTTGAAGCAAATATCTTGATTAAAACTGGTGTTGCGAAGCCTTATGAAGAACCGAAAAAGGCAGCAACTAAACCTAAAAAAGAAGTAAAAACTAACGAATAAGGCGGTAGAAATGGGCATTTTTGACTGGTTTAGAGGTAAAAAGAGCTTTCAAAGTGTCCATAATGCTGGGCAAACTTGGAATAGCCTATTTGTGCAAGAGCCATACTCAGGTGCTTGGCAGAAAAACGATGAATTAACACGTGATGACCTTGTTGCATCTTATGCTGTATTTGCTTGTGTAAGCCTTATCTCTAAAGACATTGGTAAACTACCAATTCTCTTGAAGCGCAAAGAAAAAGGGGTGTTAGTCAATGTCGACATCTCTGACAAGTTGCGTGTTTTAAAAAAACCGAACAATTACCAGACTTGGCAGCAGTTCCAAGAACAATGGACTTCAAGCCTATTGCTGCGTGGAAACACTTATGTCTGGAAGCTTCGTGATGTCTTTGGTGAAGTCTACAGAATGGTGGTACTTAACCCTGATCTTGTTTGCCCTCTAGTTGATGACTACGGCAATGTGTTTTACCAGTTTAACACTGACCGATTAACACAAACTGAATCTGTGATTGTTCCTGCATCTGAAATCATCCATGACCGTATAAATGCCTTTTACCACCCATTAGTTGGCTTATCTCCAATCATGGCTTGTGGTGTCGCAGCAGGCATGGGTGTGAAGATTATCAAGAACGCTGCGAACTTCTTTGGGAATGGAAGCAGACCTGGTGGAATTCTTGTTGCTCCTGGTTCAATCACTAAAGAGAAGGCAGAAGAAATTCAAGCACGTTGGAATCAAAACTATTCAGGTGCCAATTTCGGTAAGACGGCAGTTATTGGCGATGGCATGACTTATATCCCGTTGGGGATGAGTGCAGCAGATTCTCAAATGCTTGAGTTGCTAGAAATGTCTGGCCGTGTTGTATGTAGCGTATTCAATGTACCGCCTTTTAAGATCGGTATAGGAACTATTCCGAACGATTCAGAACAGGCAAATGGAATTTATTACTCTGATTGCTTACAGGCCATGATCGAAGCACGAGAGAATTTAATTGATGAAGGGTTGGACCTTCCATCTTTCAAAGTTGAATGCTACTTAGACATTGACATGCTTATCCGTATGGATTCAGAGCGTTTCCACACCATGGTACGCGAAGATGTTAAAGGTTCATTGCTCACACCGAATGAAGGGCGGGCCAAAGTTGGTAAATTGCCTCTGAATGGTGGCGATACTGTTTACATGCAACAGCAAAACTACTCGCTTGAGGCTCTTGCCAAACGCGATGCTAAAGACGATCCATTCGGTAAATCTGAAACAAAAACACAGCCTGATAACTCTCTTAAATCGCTTTATAAGGGAGTATTTAAAGATGATGTTAAGTATGAGAAAGGTCAGTTCATCACTAAAAATGGTTCTTTATGGCACTGTGAAAACGATCATTTAGGAGAGTTCGATCATAAGAACTTTAAGTTGTGCGCGAAGGAGTGGACAGAATGAGCATAGTTACTCTGGAAGAGGCCAAAGGGCATCTTAGATATGATGATGATTCCAACGACACAGAGTTGCAGATTTATTTAGATTCTGCTGAATCAACGATCTTGCGTTATGTGGATGAAGAGCACCGAATAGAACCCTATCCAAAAGAGTTTAAAAGTGCTGTCTTGCTTTATGCAGGTTACTTCGACAAACATCGTAACGCTGAATCTGATGCACCTGTGAATGGTAATTTCATGCCGCAGCCTGTTCAGGCACTTTTATTCACATATCGAACTCCAACAGCTGTGTGAGGTGACTATGGGGCAGAATGCAGGTGAGTTAAGGCACCGCGTCACCATCCAACACTACAATGCTGGTGGCCGTGATGAAGATGGTTTTGAAATTGAAGGCTCATGGCAGGATTATAAAAAGCTTTGGGCCAAAGTTACACCCTTGTCAGCGAAAGATCTGATCTCAGCTCAGGCTGATCAATCACAAGTCGTTGCTAGAATGAAAATCCGCTATCGAGAAGATATCACCACAGAGATGCAAGTCATTTGGAAAGGTCGAACTTTTTCAATCCAAAGCCAAGCACTTGATGACAATGAAACAGGCAATATTTATTGCACTTTCTTGTTGGGTCAAGGTTTGGAAAAACCAAAGTAGAGGTGGTTATGGCAGGAGTAGAAGTTGAGATTACAGGTCTTGATGATGTGAAGAATCGACTTCAAAGACTTGCCAATCCCCGCAAAACTAGAAGCATTGCTCGTAAAGCAGCACGTCAGGCAATGAACATTGTTCGTGATGCAGCAAGATTGAATGCCAAAGCTATTGATGATCCAGATACTCGCGAGAAGATCTGGAAGAATATTTCAGTTGCTGCAGGTAAATCTAAAAACAAAGACGTGGTAATAATGCGAACAGGTGTACGTGGCGGAGCTTCATTTACCAATCCAACTCCGCCCAACACAAGCGGCGGTGACACTCGGTACTGGCGCTTTCTAGAATTTGGAACCTCCAAAATGCCAGCAACTCCATTCATGCGTCCCGCTTTGGCAACCAATATTCAGCAAGTCACAAATAAGTTCGCAGAAGTATTTGATGCTGAACTAGATAAGGAGTTGGCGAACCTATGATTTATCTACCTATCTATAAAACTCTGAATGCAGATGTGGCAGTTAAGGCTATCTTTGGTGACAACCTTCGCATCTATGAAGATATTGCACCTTTGAACACACTAGTTCCTTATGCAGTATGGCAAGAGGTTGGTGGAAATGCTGAAAACAGCCTTGATTGCCCCGCTAAGACTGATCACATCATGTATCAGGTGATTGTGTACGACAACAATCAAAAACGTGCTTATGAAGGGCGTGATGCAATACGTAAAGCATTGGAAAACCAAAGTTATATCTTGAATCCACGTATTAGTGGTTATGAAGCTGACACAAAACTATTTAGTCGGGGATTTGATGCAAATTGGTTTTTAGTGAGGTAAGATTTTGATCCCATTCAAAATAGCAATAAATCATGAAAAACATTAACGAAATCTTTTCAGAAATTGATCATATGTATCATGCATATAAAAGTGAGAATAATGGAGAATTTCCAACCGCTTTTTATATTCAGAATGAGATTCTTACACTTGTTTTAAAAAACAATCAAAACCCTATCGATCTTAACAAACCGACCATCTGGCGCCCTTGGTACAATGGGGTAAGAGTTTACCCTGTTGTAAGACCTGATACAGATTTTAAGTACGGTTTCTTTGATCAGCAATATGTCGAAAGTAAGAGAAAAGATCCCGATTATAGATTAACCAAACTCGAAATTGGTGAGCCAGAAGATGATGGCTTAACACTTGAATACCATACAACTCATAAAGTTGTTGAGATTCCAGAAGCAGTCCTAAAACCACTGTTAAGTCGAGTTGAATCTTAACCAAGTTTAATTTCCACAAAGCGTCCATAAGGGCGCTTTTTTTATGCCAAAAAATTGAGGAGTACTACTCATGGCAGAAATGAAGTCTCAAGGAACACATCTTTATGCCTATGATGGCACAGAGATGACACGACTTGAATGTCTAACCAGTATTGATTTCGGTTCAGATTCAACTACCCGGATCGAGAGTACGTGTTTAGACGAAACACAGCAAAAGTCCTATCTAAATGGGTTGTCAGATCCAGGTGAAGGAACATTAGGGTTCAACGTAGATATTGAAAATGCCAGTCATTTGAAGTTAATCGAATGGGCACAAGAAAAGAAAGAAGGTATTCAGTTCTATTTAGGCGCATCAGATGGAACGGCTCCACCAACAGTCACAACTGGCACAGTAACCTTGCCAACTACTCGCACTTGGTGGGCCTTCACTGGTGGCGTATCAACACCAGCATTCACCTTTGAAGCGGATGCATTGGTTGGTGGCACAGTTACCTTGCAGCGTTCATCTGTTGTTGTTATGACCCCTAAAACCTAACATTTAGCCCCGAAAGGGGCTTTGGTACTTTCTAATGAAAAAACTAAAAATCGATCAAATTAAATCAGGTGTTTTGATTGGGAAACCTGTACTAGCAACAGTACAGATCAAGTACGAAGGTGAAGATGCTGAGTTTGAAACTTATATTAAGCCTTTCTCATATGAAACTGCTGTAGCTAACCTGCGCGCCATCGGTGAAAAGAAAGAAGCTTTAGCAGGTATTTTGGCAAGTTGTATCTGTAATGAGAAAGGTGAGCCGACATTCACTGAAAGCGAAATTCGGCAGCACTTTAATCAATCTCTTGTAGATACAATCTGGGCTAAAGTAGTTGAGATCAACGTATTGGGAAAGACATCGAGCTCACCGCAGACGACGAACTCATCTGTGAAATTGCCATCTCAACAGGAAGAACAATTGAAGAAACGCTCCAACTCCCAATCAAAGAAATAAAAATATTAGCAGCTTATCGTGCCAAATACGGATCACTCAACATCGGTCGCCGGGTAGAGCAAGCGGTGGGAAATTTAATGGCATTCTATGCAAATGCAAACAAAGGCAAGGGCACTAAAGCATTCTCACCTTTTGACTTCATGCCACATGAGCAGAAACCAAAAGCTGTAGAGATTGATGTTGAAGACTACATGATGAGTATGGTGGGGAAGTAGAGAAAAGCCCCAAGGGGCTTTTTTATGAGGTTTATGGCATATAACCACGACCATCTATGTCATTGATTCTGTTCTCAACATCATAAGAGTTTGCTTCCAGCACGCCAACATCATTTTCAAGTCGTTCAAGTCTCGCATTAATTTCTTTTAACTGTAAGAGCTCCTTAAGGATTGAGTTTGCCCATTCTTCCAGTTTCTGAGGGTCGGTTATATTTTTTGGATTGGTTGGTTCTGGCAAGTCATCAAGATCAAATGTTCGCTCCAGACGTAGCTGAGCCTCTGCGTTAATGGATCTACTATTCTTTTTAGCGGCATCCACAATTCGTTGTTTCAACTCAGCTGGAATGCGTAAATTAAATTGAACGTCATCTGACATTTTGTGACCTAGTAAATTGTTAGCACTTGTTAGCAAAATATGTTGACATAAGTTTGTTTGATTTGCTATGTTAGCAATTGTTAGATATTGCTAACAATTGATAGAGGTGAGTATGGCAAAAAGTGAAACACAGGTAAATTTTAGATTGCCTGATAATATTTTGGTGCGTTTCAAAGAGGAAACTCAAAAGGAGCGTAGGTCACAAACAGCACAGTTAACTCTTCTAGTAGAAGAGTGGCTTGAAAAGCGTGAAAAACTACAAGGTGCGAAAGCATGAAATCAACAGGCAACAAAAAAGCCCAGACTTTGGCGAGCGGGCTTAATTGATTGTCATCACAAAGGATAATGAACAAGATGAATATACCATTTACGATTAAGTCTGACAAGAATTTAGACTTTGCAGACCTTTTACCAAAGATACCACAGCAAATGGCTGCTAAGGTTTCTGTACAAATGCAGTCATTGCAAGTAGATGAGGAGCAGATACTACAGCGTATTTGCTTAGCATCAGAATCGGCAAGTGCGCCAATCCTTCATGGAATCAGCGCAATAGGTGAATTACTTGCTCACAGTGCTACAGAAGTATCTCAAGACACCATTGCTAATATTGGATGGCTTATTAATTCGCTTGGGAACGAAGCAACAGCATTAACAAATCTGAAAGCTGAAGGTGAATATCTTTTAGGTCTCAACCGCAAGATAAAACTTGCACATTTTGATGGAGGGTTGTCTTCATGAATGCAGCAGTTAATCAATTAGTGGAAGTTGCCAACAAGCAAACAGCAATTATTGAATACAAGTCAAAGCCTGTTGTATTAACAGAGCAATTAGCCGATTTGTATGGGACAGATAATGTACGTATTCGTCAAAACTATGATCGAAATAAGGAACGTTATGTAGAAGGAAAGCACTTCTTTAAAATAACTGGACAGGAGTTAAAGGATTTTGTGAGTAGCTTAAAGATACTCACAAATACTCCAACAATTTCAAACAAGGTCCGTTCGCTTATCCTTTGGACAGAGCGTGGTGCAGCTCGTCATGCCAAGATACTTGATACTGAGCAAGCATGGGAAGTTTTCGAGCAACTTGAAGACTGCTATTTTCATCATAAAGATTTGGCTAAAAATAGCCGTTTCAATGAACTTATGCCGACGACATATTTAGAAGCACTTAAGGCATTGGTTTCTAGTGAAGAGCAGAAGCAACTTATCGCTAAAGAGCGTGATCATGCAATAGAAACTAAAGCCCACATCAGCGATAAGAAAACCGCAACTGCTATGGCAACCGCTTCAGTGAAATCCAAGGAAGCTGAAAAGTTGAAAGAGCAGTTAGGTGAATCTAAAAACTACGCATCTGTAAAGGCTGTAGAAAGTAAGGTAGGTGGAAAATATAACTGGCGTGAATTAAAGAAATGGTGTGTCGCAAATGGTAAAAAGATTAAAGATATTGCCGATGCTAATTATGGGTCTGTGAAGATTTACCATAAAGACGCATGGCGAGCAGTTTATGGAATCAAGCTACCAGATTTATTTAGCACTTAAACCTTCATTTTAATTTATGTTATAAATACCTCTATTAACTAGGGGTATTTTTATTATGGCAATAAAACCTTGTAAAGAATGTGGTGGTCCGGTTAGTGATAAAGCTGAGAGCTGTCCTAGATGTGGAGCAAAACAGCCTAAACAAACATCTTTACTAACATGGATAATAGGTGGCTTATTTGCATTTGGGGTTTTGTTTGCAGTTTATGCGAAAACAAGAACGCCTACTACAACGGAAGTATCACAGCCTAAGAAAGAAAATAAAGCAGGTCTCTTGTTATTCTTTGCGCAAGAGCAGATTAAACAAAGCGCAAAAGACCCTTCGTCTGTTCAATTCCGTGGTGAACAGTTGCATGAAAAAACTAAATATGGAGCAGTTGCATGTGGTCAAGTAAATGCTAAAAACTCTTTTGGTGCATACACTGGATATAAAGGCTTTGTTGCGACTGAAAATGATATGACCATATATATTGAAAACGGAGCAAATGCTAAAAAGTTTGCCTCAAAGTGGAATGAACTTTGTGTAAATAAATAAATCTATTAACAGAATAACCCAGCATCAGCTGGGTTTTTTAATGTCTGGAGTAAATGTATGGCAACAAAGCTAGGAACCCTAACCTTAGATTTGGTGGCTAAAATTGGCCGTTTTGTTGGGCCTATCACCGATGCGGAAAGCAAGGTGACAAAAAGCTTCAAAAAAATGCGAGAAATGGTTAATCAATATGGTTTAGTTGCGGTTTCTGCCGCAACAGCAGCTACTACAGCATTAATTGCAATGGCCAATACTATGGCTCAACAAAATAATGAGTTAGAACGGTTTGCATATTTAGCCCAGACTTCTGTTGGAGAATTTCAAAAAGTAGCTGTAGGTGCCCAAATGATGGGTATCGAAATGGATAAGCTGAGTGACATTTTTAAAGACTGGAATGAACGGAGTGGTGATTTTCTAACTACAGGCGGTGGTCCACTTGTTGACTTCATGGAGCAAGTAGCAATTAAGACCGAGAAAGGTGCTGGTGGAGCACTTAAGTTAGCAAAAGAGCTTTCAAGACTTTCAGGCCCAGAATCAATGGGACTGTTTGTTAAAAAGATGGAGGAGGCGAACCTCTCCCAAGACCAAATGTCTTTCATGATGGAAAGCATGGCTTCTGACTCAACTTTATTACTACCCTTGCTCAAGAATAATGCAGAAGGTTTTAAGCTATGGGGGGAAGCTGCAGAGCGTGCTGGAATCTTAATGGATGAGCAAACACTCAAATCTTCAAGAGAGCTTCAGGTTCAAACAAAAGTCCTAGAAATGCAATACGAAGGTTTAAAACGTGAATTGCTAAGTGCGGTTATTCCTGCCCTTGTAAGTGTTTCAGGAGCAATGACCGAAGGGAATAAAGAAGCTAGAGGGATGGCGAGCGCTGGTGAAGTATTGGCTAACTCATTACGAGGCGTTGCTTCAATTGCAGTAGGTGTATATGCCACTTTGAATCTTATTGCAGTCGCAATGGCAGGTGTAACTAAAAGCGCAGTTGACTCTTACAACTTTACGCAAAAAGCTGCAGAGGATGGTTCATGGTGGGATAAATTGCCAGGTGTGAAACTTTTAAAGGGTGGCCTAACTTTTGGAGTAACTGCTAGTGCGGATAACTCAGGAATAGGTATGGCTGTTGAGGATAGCAAGAGAATAATTGAAGAAGGTGCCAATACAATCAATGGTTTTTTTGACAATACAACAACCAAACTAGCAGAAGCTGGAGCAGAGTTCATCCGCCAAGCTAATGAAACCAAGACAGCAGCCACTAAGGGCACTCAAGACTGGGTAGATAAGCAAAATAAAGCAACAGATGCAACTAAAGCAGTAACCAAAGCTCAAAGTGAGCTTA